CCTGAGCCAGCATTACTACAAGGAGTAATTGAAAGATTAAAAATACTTTTTTCATTTCTATTTTTTAATTTTATGTTGCAAAGTTACTAAAAACTAATCATAATACGTATTCAAAGGGCTTTAAGGGTACTCGGTTTTAATTTTTTTAAGAAAAAATGCTAATTTTCTTAGTTTTACTTGGCTATTTCGTACTTTTAATGTAAACTTTGCCGACAGAATAAAGCAATCCTAAAATTTTGAAACAGAATAAAATGGCAAAGAAGGAACCTATACTTGTTTCCGTGCTTTCTTCATTTTGATTGAAAATGAGAATTAATCTCAGAACAGGCAGAAAGGAAGTAATGATCAGAAAGGGGTGAACCGGTTTCATTTCCAAATTTCACCTCTTTCTTTTTCTCATAACGCCTATTTACCATAATACCGGTTATAACAAAATAATGCTTATTTTTGCGCTCGAAATCAGTTATTTATCGTTTCTGATGATTAAGTTTAATGTAAAAATAAAATTTTTGGCTTATGCAAAGAAAACAATTTGATTCTTCGGTTTCGGCTATCTTGGATAATCTTAGCAAATTGAATGATGATTTTGCTCAAGATACTTCTTTCCCTGATACTAGTTCACTTGCTAAGACTTTTCAGTCTTTAGCAGGTCAAGTTAACGATTTGCGTGTTTTCCTCGTTGATGGTTATCACGATAGGTTTTATACTTCAAAAACTAATACAGAATTTATAGATATTATTTATGGATAAGTTATATATTCTTTGTCGGGTCGCAGTTCTTTTACCTGATGATGGTGATATTAAGTTTCATGTTCATAGGTTTACTTATGTTGTCAAACCTCGTTTTTTTGCTGATTTTTATGCTTATATAATAAAAACGTTTGATTTTTATGATATTGACCAAGTTGGTTATTTGACTTCTTCGTCTCCTAAGTATGTTAACAAGCCGTTCACTAAATTATGATATATATATGAAAAAAGAAATTTTGCAAATTATTTTGAAGGTGCTTATTTATGCACTTGGTTTAATCGCTTCCGCCGTTGGTATTTCTGCCTTGGCTTCTTGTAGTTCATCCCGAGCCGTTCAGGTTCATGGTCGTGGTGTTGTTCTTATTCAGGACACTACCTTTATCGACCATTCGTCGGACTATTTCCGTAATTATAAATACAGGTATTAATTATTATGTCAGAGTTACTTCCTTTTTTGAAATGTTTTAACCCTTTGTGGTTACGTGGTGATGGTGCTGAACGTATTCAGGTTCCTTGCGGTTCCTGTATTGCTTGCCAAAACCAAAAGCGTCAAGCGTTGTCACTTAAACTTCATCTAGAGGAATTAAACTCTGCTTTTACATATCTTATTACACTCACTTATGATAATGAGCATTTGCCTTTATATAGACTTGTAGAACATGACTTTTTAAAAGGTGTTCTTATGCCCTGTCCTATTTCCGATAGGATTGTTTCAGATTTTGCTGATTTTGAGGATTCGAAAGATACCACTTTTATCAAACAGACTTCTGTTCTTTATGATTCTATCAGGCATTATAACGCACAAGTACGTATGCACCAATTTAACAGACGTGTTTCTGTCCCATATGGAAATGGTACGTTTGCACTTCTTTATTATCGTGATGCTCAGTTATTTATTAAACGTTTACGTAAATATATAGATAAATATTTCCATGAAAAGGTTCGTTACTACATTATCGGTGAATATGGTACATCGTCACTGCGTCCGCATTGGCATTTGTTACTATTCTTCGACTCGCCTGCACTTGCCCGAGAGTTCGAAATTGTCGACCAAGTTGGCACTATTAGCCGACCTGCAGAGTGCGCCCATTTTTTACGTTCGCTCTGGCAGTATGGTATTGTTGACTCTAAACGCACAAACAAACAAGCATATTACTACGTTGCTTCGTATGTTAACAAGCCTGCTTCTTTTCCTGCCGTTCTTGACGTCCTTTCTAAGCAAAAGAGTTATCACTCCAATAGGTTTGGTGCGGTTTTATCGAAAGAAACACTTATCAAATTTATCAGAGAACGCAACTTTGACGGATTTAGAAATCATTTCGTTACCAATGCTGACGGCTCTCAGAGCGCTTTTGCCCTATGGCGGTCGTATTACGATGAATTCTTTCCCCGATTTAGTGGGCAGCGTTTTTGCACTTCTGAGGAAACATTCGGAATATTGTCAAGCTACGAAAGGTTAAGTAATTACTTTCATTCAGATTCTGTTGCTTATTTATCTAAGTGTTTAATGTTCTCCCATGTCAATGGCGAACACTCTCCTATTATTGATTATTTTATGCATCTGTTTAGGTATCAGATTGCTATGTCTGAGCGTTCCAAGTTAGATATACTTTCAGCTTTGCAGAGTGCTATTCGTTCATCTAAAAAGTTTTTGCTTTATGCTAATACTCTATCGCTTACCCCGTCTGCCTACTATGATACTTATCTCAAGTTCTATAGTTATGTAGATTTACAAACACTCGCTACACATTATGAAAAGTGTGAGAGTGATTCACGTTATACTCAACTTTATTATGACTTTGTCTTGCAGCCTTCGCAGTATTGTGTCGATAATTATATGGATACTACCGAGTTTAAACTTATGAGGTCACAGGAGATTTCTAAGTTTAATAAGTCTGTCAAACATCGTCAACAGGTTGATTTAATTAATAATAGTTTATATTTATAACATGGCTAATCGTTCTAATATTATGGGTTTGCATGGTCTTAAAAACAAGACTTCTCGCAATTCCTTTGATTTGTCGCATCGTAATTTGTTCACCGCTAAGGTCGGTGAACTTCTTCCTTGTGCCGTTTTTGAGATGAATCCTGGAGATACTATTTCTCTTGATTCATCTTATTTTACTCGTACTGCTCCGCTCGAGACTGCTGCTTTTACTCGTCTCCGTGAGAATGTACAGTTCTTTTTTGTTCCGTACTCTCTTCTGTGGAAGTACTTTAATTCGCAGGTTATGAACATGACCCAAACCGCTGCAGGTGGTGACGTTTCCCGTGTCGCTTCTGGAATTGTTGATAATGCTGTAGTTTCTACTCAAATGCCTTTTATTGATTATCGTTCAATTAAGGTTTACCTTAATTCTATTCTCAAAATTTATACTGATAAACAGTCAGGTTACGAGAATGTTACTCTCAATAATGGTGAATTACGTTCTGCTGCTTCTGCTAAGTTGTTGCAGTTGCTCGGCTATGGCAATTTCCCTGAACAAAATATGAAGAAGTATGCTTCTTTGTCTCAGACTGTTGCTAATAATTCTTTGAACCTTTCTATTTTTCGTTTGCTTGCTTATCAGAAGATTTGCAACGACCATTACACTTATCGTCAATGGCAGCCTTATGATGCTTCTTTGTGTAATATTGATTACTTAGTGCCTTCTCGTACAGGTTCGCTTAATCTCGGTCCGTCTCTTACAGGTCTTACCTCTAATCAATCAAAGTTGAAGAAACTCAACCTTCTTGATTTGCGTTTTAGTAATCTTCCTTTGGATTATTTCAACGGTGTTCTTCCTACTGCTCAGTTCGGTAAAGAAAGTGTCGTTAATTTGAATTTGGGTTCTGCTTCGGGTTCTGCTACTATTTCAGGTTCTACTGGTTCTGCTATTGATGATTTTGGTTATGGTTCTAAATTGAGAGGAGAAGATGGTGTTACTTTTGGAACTTTGCACCTTTCACCTCAAAATGCTTTAGGTGCTAATGAAGGTACAGGTAATTATTCTAACCGTGATGTTTATCTTTCTTCTCCTCATACTCATTCAGTTTCAGGTGCTGCTACTATTAATACCGACTTATCTGGTAATCTTTCTATTCTTGCTTTGCGTCAGGCTACTGCCTTGCAGAAATATAAGGAGATTCAGCTTGCTAATGATGCCGATTTCGTTTCTCAGGTTGAAGCTCATTTCGGTATTAAGCCTAAGCATGATGCAGATACTAGTATCTTTATCGGTGGTTCATCTTCTATGATTGATATTAACCCACAGGTTAACCAAAACCTTGCTGATTGGTCTCAGTCTAACGCTTATAAAGGTGCTCCTACAGGTTCTGGTAGTGCAAAGATGAAGTTTACTGCTGATACTTATGGTGTTGTTATGGGTATTTATCGTTGTACTCCTGTATTGGATTACGCTCACGTTGGTGTTGATAGAACTTTGCTCAAGACTGATGCTTCTGACTTTGTAATTCCTGAACTTGATTCTATCGGTATGCAGCAGAATATTCAGGGTGAAGTCATTATGCCTACTTATTATCGTGATGAAGGTTCTTTTACTGATTTTACTGATAAAGATGTGCGTCTTAGTTATGGTTATGCTCCTCGTTATGCTGAGTTAAAAACAAGTTTTGACCGTTACAATGGTGCTTTCTGTTTTGGTCTTAAATCTTGGGTAACAGGTCTTAATGTTGAGCAGTTGCATAAGCAACTTTACCAAGCAGGTGAAGACTTCCACATGCTGAATGCTGTAGAGTTGTTTAACTGCCGTCCTGACCTTGTTTCTAGTATTTTCCTTAATACTGAAACGTTGGTTACTGATGACGATAATTTGTATGTCGGTCTTGTTAATATGGCTTATGTTGTTCGCAATCTCAGTCGTTATGGCTTGCCTTACACTAATTAAAATTTATAGTTATGAGTTTGAAAAATTATGGTTGCTCTGTTTATGTTCCACCTATTGGTGAAGAACTACAGATTGAAGATTTTGGTACATCTGTTTCTTACCATACAGATGCCTACCTTCTTGCAAAGATGTCTCAGTTAAATCTGTCTCAGAATATGCAGGAATTAATTGTTTCACGTTTCCAACAGGTTAAAGAATCCCTTCCTCCTGAGTTGGCTGAACAGGTCAATAAACTTTCTGATGAGGAAAAGATTAAGCAGACCGATTCACGTTATGCTCAGTTCCTTTCAGATAGGACTAATCATCTTAAATCTCTTATGGATAAGTTCGATGACTTTAGGAAAGATGTTGAAGATAAAGAAGAACGTGCTAAACTTGATGCTGCTAGTAAGTCTTTGCGTGATTTTATTATTCGTTTGGGTTCTACTTCAGAAGACTCCGACAAGTCTTAATTTAGTGTCCTAGGGTGTCGGCTCTAGGACTTTTTTATTATTATGTTACATATTAAATTCGCTGATGTTGGTGTTAACCCTATTATATCTTCATCTTATCATGAGCCGTTAACAGCTGGCATTATTGCTGGTGCTGGCTCTTTGTTTGGTGGTTTGTTTGGTGGTTTAGGTTCTTCTAAGGCTGCTAAATATCAGTTGCAGGCTGCTCGTGAGACTAACCGTATGAATTACCAGATAGCTCAGGAAAACAATGCTTTCAATCAAAGAATGTGGGAAAAACAAAATGCTTATAACTCCCCTGTTGAACAAAGAAAAAGATTGGAGCAAGCAGGTTTGAACCCTAATTTGATGATGAATGGTGGTTCTTCTGGAATTGCTGAAACTGCTCCTACTGCTGATACTTCGGGTGTTCAGCAAGTTCCTGATATTGGTTCAACTATTGCAAGCGGTTATCAACAGTTTGGAAGTTCCCTTTCAAGTGCTGCTTCTCAGATTGCAGGTATGGTGTATAATAATGATTTGCAGCAGGCTAATGCTGCTAAGGCTAATGCTGATGCTAATAGTGCTTCCCAGGATGCTCAATATAAAGCACTTCAAAATCAGTTCGCAGCGGCTCAGTTTCTCGCTGATTTGCGTGAAAAACAATATCGTGGTTTGATTGCTAAATCAGATTATCAATTTTTGCGTGATTCTATGCAAGATAGACTTGATGCAGTTAAGTTTCAGAATACTCTTACAGGTTCTCAGTCCTCTTATTATAACCAAATGTCGGGTCTTATTGATGTTCAACGACAAATTGAACAAACCAATCTCGATTGGCTACCACGTGAGAAACAGGCAGGTCTAGCCGCTACTTTGCAGAATGTTCGAACGATGGTTTCCCAGATGCATCTTAATTATGCTCAAGCTAAAAATGCTTATGCTATGGCTGCTCTCAATTATGCTCAGGAAGCAGGTGTGCGTATCAATAATAGATTGCAAGATTCTACATTTGATTTAGCCGTTAAGATGGCAGGTAATCAGGTTAATACTGAGTATTGGGCACAGAAAAATGCTAAACTTAATTATTTTATCGGTAATCAAGGTTATAGTGATTCACATAGTGCTCCAAATCGCTTTTGGCGTTGGTCGGGTGCTTCTCCTGCTGCTGCAGGTGGTGCTATTGGCTATACTCTTGGTAAAGGTAAAGTTAAAATGAATGCACCTAAAAAAGTTAAAGGTTTTAGATAATAATCTGTTTGTTTCTCCGTTTTCTTAACATGGAAACATCAAAATTATTACGTTTATTCCTTAAAATAGGAATATTTTATTATGTTTTGAGCATTATTTATATGCTTTTATCTTGTGTGAACCCTTATTATTAAACATTTGCGCGCGTGCGGTTTTCGTACGTGCGTATTTGTTTTATATCTTTATGTGCGAGTTTCCGAGTACAGGAAACGACAACTCAGCCGCTTACACTCATAGGCGAGAGTAATCTCAGGGGGCGCTTTATGCGGGGGACAGCGTCCCCCCTCAAAACGGCTTCAATGCCGTTGCGAAGCCTTCCCATACCTATGAAAAACACTAGCCTTTTTGTTTCTTTTTGGGCAATGCCAAAAAGAAAACCCTCGGTAGAGCCGCCGGAGGCAGATGGGTCAAGCGTCACGCTTGCTCCAGGGGTTATAGGGGGCACGGAGTGGTGCCCCCTAATCGCCAGTTACAAACAGGAACGCAAAGTCGGGTAAATTTTCCCGACTTCTCTCCTACTTGTTCATATATAGCAAAAGTGACACCACTCAATTACGTGGTGGTAGTTTACGCACTTTTGTGCTTACTGCAGTAATTACGTATGCCGATTTGCTAAATCGACCTTACATTTCACGTGAAACATTGTAAAAGTAAATTAAAAATCGTTTACATAATACCGGTTAGAATTAAAAAGAGGAAAGTAAAAAAAAGAGGAAATATTCCGTTGTCAGCCACTCATGATTTCATTCCGATTTTTTTCATTTTCTTCATTTCAAAATTCTCCCTTTACATGATATTCAGGTTCCTGCAGTT